GTCCATTAAACCACGCATCATATTTAGTGGCGTTATTCTGCAAAATTCTTTTTAAATGTTCCGATACGTTTGATACTTTTTTAAAATTGCTTTCTCCGTATTGACCGCCCGATCTTAATTGATAAGTGATTTCAACAGTATGTTCACGTTCTTGCCCGGCATTTCCCGCTAATAGACTAACAAGATTATCTTCTGTCGGCATAATCATAAACGATTGATTCCCTTTATGTTCATCAAAATAAACCGGGATTTTAAATTCATCAGCAATAATACTATGCAAAGGATCGACAATTCTTTCCCACACAATGTTTTCATATCCATCACCCGTAACACCATAAGAGAATACGTTGATTTCTGATTGCCATAAATTGTGATTATCATTCCAATCAACTGATTTTAAATAAATTGCCATTAAATTCTTTCAGCTTCCGCAAATTTGACTGCCATTGTCCTTGAGTCCACAATTCCACTAATTTCAAGTTCCCATTCATCATTAGAAGTATATAAACCAGGAGAAAAGCGAACTTGCATCCCGTGTCCTACGTCTTGGAATCCACCATCAATAACTTCCGCATCACTTGACTTGTCAATCTTTAATCCTGTATCGTCTTTGACATAAGTATCGTATTTCACACCCGATGCAGATCCACTTGTGAATGTACCCGCCGTACTAATAATAATCTTGATAACATCCCAATCAACTGTTGGTTTTCCTCTTACATCTATAATTGAACCTGTTGTATTTGCATTGATTGACACCTCTCTAATAATTCCAGAATGTTTTGCCAATCCTTCGTCTTGTGATAAGGCGATCTGTCCGGTACGAACCATATCTAAATAACCCGTTCCATCTGGGTTCATAGCCATTGCCATTAGTTCATCACCTTTTTCTTTATCAAAAGGTCTAACCAAATCCGCACAAGCAATAATCGCTGTACTTCTGACAATTATCTCTGGATAGTCATTACCCGTAGAACTTGCCATTCCAACGCCTTTACGTGGGTATATTGGGACAGGAAGGACGTTTCTGCATAGGTCACTCGCTTTGCGGACCGCTTCAACCTTCGTATCATACCAATCCCTACCCGATTCAATCACCGCACTATTTAAAATAGTCACAGATGAACTTGTAAGATAGAAACTCAATAATCCTGTGCTTGTGTTGTAATTAAATTCTTTGTTGGCGTTTGGTGTATCTGTGACCGAAGTCATTTCTTCACCGTCTTTAAATAATTGTGTGACATATCCCGCCGAATAAAGATAATATAAGTCAGTCGTTCCAGAAAGAATCCAATCTCCGGGCAACACCCGTCTTAAATTGTAGTTATTAATATTCGGCTCTATATATTGCAAATCTGTATTCGTGTCACAATAACTTGCTTCGTATGTACTCATGCTTCGTGTACCTTGTCTTTTAAGTCGTTAAAATTAACCGGCATTGGTTGGTCCATATCTCTAATAAGATTTAATAAGTCCACCAATTCGCTGAAATAAACCTGTGGATTTTCGTGCAACGTATTAAGATCAATCTCTTGTGCCATGTCTTTGATTACTCGTATGGAATCAACAACATTCAAACTCTGATTGCCCTTCTAAACCATCCAAACCAAAACTTCTCTTGTGTTGGTTTTTTAATAACAATCTTTGCGAACTTCAACACTCGATATGCTCTCAATCTGTCTGGTTCTAAATTCTTGGATGCACCTATTGTTGCCGTACCGACCATTCCATCTTCTTTGATCTTGTATGTGTTCTTTCCATTACAAGCTTGTTGTAAAACCTTTGCCGATCCACGCCTTCCAAAGTTCACAACCATATCAAAGTAAACTTCACGCAATTGGTTTGGCAATTGTTCTGCTTTAGAAGGTGTCCAATAATCTTCATAATAAATCTGCCGGGCTGCTTTTCTCGTCAAGTTTTTAATGTCCAAATCTGGATACGCCTTTTTGGAAATACCCATATTCGTTTCGCCACCGGCATCATCTTTGTCGTTGACATATCCACCTTCGGATTCCAGAACATTGTCGATTATTTCTTCGAATGTCATTGACTTTTTATTTCCAAGCGATTTTAAGCAATGCACCCATGACATCGAGAACTTCTTTCATTATCTTCTTACGTTCTTCGTTATCAAGTTTGCCATCATCGGCGTATGCTTCGTGCAATGCCTTGAATACGTCTTTCATTTCATCGACCAACTTCTTGTATTTCATTCCAACGAATGTTGCTCCACCGGCAATCATCAATCCCATTAGATACCAGAAATTTGTCCAATTAAACCAATCACCCATTTACATTCTCCCTTTGAATAAGTATGCTATAAACCCACCAAATACGATGCTTATTACCGATCCGATTCCTTGAATAGTCGCCATTCCACCTTCTAACCTTCTTACCCGTCCATTTTGCATTTGTATTTCAAGCTTTGTGTCTCTTGCTTCTTTATGGACCGAAGATAATGTCGATTCAATCCTTGCCAAGCGATCTACAACGTCAATTCGGTATTCATCTACTTTTGGTTTATTCATTTATCTTTCTTTTCATCTGATTCAGCTTTTTCTTTTTCTTTTATTGCAGTTTCATAACCTTGAATCAAGAAATTGATCTCTGCCATTCTCATATTAAGGTTTTGTTGTTCTGCTTTAAGCTGTTTCATACGTTCTTCGAACATTTTGCCTCCCTGTTTTTTATGATGGATCGAATGTTGAATAACTAACTTCCTGTTTGGCATCGTCATAATTTCTGACTTTAGCCTTAAGGATATTCATTAGTCTGCCTTTTACATAGGCTTCATCAACATCGGCTTTTTCAACCGAGTTATCGTCTTTTGCGTAGGCTTCTTGCAGACTTTCAAACTGCGAATCTGCCATACTGATTGTTATTTCTTTTGCCATTATTTTCTCCTAATTAAGCAAGGTTTTATTATCAAGTAGTTTAATATCGTGATCCGTTAGTTTCTGATCTGCTTTTTCTTTGCCAAGCATTTCAACCATCGTATCGTACATCAACTCTTTCATCTTCTGCATTTCGGTATATTGCTGCCAGATTGCGCCATTATGAAGTCGTTGCATCCCGGTTACATTTATAAAATGATTCGGTGAACCATCTTCTTCCCTTCCAACAAGGTTTAATTCTGCAAGTTTCTCATGATTATAATCAATAAACTCATCGAATTTGTTATCAATCAATCCAGATTCCGGTCCATAAGATATATCTAATGATCTTACAAGTTGAGCATCGTCATATTCATCGTAAACGGTTACGGCATCAGTTGTAGTACCCCCATCAGCAAATAAATCACCATCTTCATCAACTATGAATTTCGTAGAATTACCATTACCAACAGTCAAAATATTCTCATCAGCACCTACGGTATTCCAACCATTTGAAGATTTCTTCCACGAACGGATTTGAGTATATGCAGCCCCAGAAGCGGATTTTGTTGTATTGGCGGTTGTTCCGATACCATCAAGTAAAACACCTGTTGTTCCTTCTGAATATCCCGACACTCTAAATCCGCCTTCAGTTGCACCTACTTTATTGAAAGCCGCATAGGTATCTGTTTCGTGATTATCAGTCATCCCGTGAGCCACATCACTTGATTTGAAAGCAAGTATATCATCATCAGCTGCACCTTGATTGATGGTAAGTCCTTGAGTCATTTGTGCGTTTGCGGATTCGTTGATGCCGACCAAACCCGCAGCACTTATAAGCATCTTCATATTACCACTCGCTTCACCACCAACATAAAACCGAAGTATTTGACTTCCAGAATTATAGTTTGAGGCTATTAGTGTATTTACATCTGCACCCGGAGAGCCAAAAGATAAAGCCCCCCAACTCGCATCAGGACTTAATATTGATATACCACCATCAGTATTTGTTTCTACAATCATTTCGTCTGCATTACCACTCGCAGTTACAGAACCCGCATCTCCAGCATCCACGTGAAATTTACCTTCAGGTAAAGCAGTTCCAATACCTACCCGGTCATTACCACCATCCACAAATAACATATTGACGTTATCATCTGACTCTACTCGGAAATCATAATCTGCACCCGCTTCATTAAATACAACTGCACCGGCATCTTGTGTTAATGTTCCGTCTATGTCTGTATTATCAAGATTTGCAGTTCCATCAACGTCAATACTTCCCGCCAAATCAATATCACCCGTTACAACTAAATTATCATTTACAGTTGTTTCAGAAGTTGTGTGTCCAATTGAAATTGGTACTCCAGATGTAGCCGTTCCAACTGTGATTCCATTTGAAGTGTTCGAGTTATCTATATTTAATGAAGTTGTTGCATCTAATGAAATAGTTGTTCCATCTACTGCGAAAGTTCCATCAATATCCGTATTGTCAAGATTTGAAGTTCCATCAACTGCCAAATCATCTGTGATCGATACGTTTCCATCTGCTACATCTAAAGCCGTTTGTCCATCTGTTCCGGTGATAATAAGTTTCTCATCGGAAGCATCCCAAGTAAAGTTATCCCCGGCTGTTCCACTATAAAAGATTACATCCGTTCCACTTCCATCAGCACCAACGGTGACTGTCCCGCTTAATTGTGCATTTCCGGATAAATCCAACGCACCATTCATATCAATTGTGGTTGCGTTTATTTCTATTTCTGTATCAGAAACCAAATCAAGTACACCATCCGCCGATTGATGTATATAAGTTCCTGTGTCACCAAACTCTAATCGATTGGTGCTTGACATCATTAACGCATCTGATGCGATAGTGAAGCCGAAAGTTGTCCCATTGTCACCGTCTTTTACGCTAACGTGGGTTGTAGAGTTACCACCTCCGTCCGAATCAACGTGCAAAAGTTGCTCGTACGAAGAAGCTATACTCTGTGAGCCTAAAGCTGCCATAATATTCTCCTTAAATTATATTCTGCCACTTGCGTTCTTCCAACGTCCAAGTGTCGTTAATACTTCGCCATAAGTCCCTCACCAAACGAGCCGTTTGATTTGGAATAGTCATGACTGATAATCCTAATTTTAACATTATCCTACGTATGCGATACACGCACCCGATGCTAATGTAAATCCTGTCCACCTACCGTAAATGGTCATTCCCTGGGGGAATGTTTCACCATCTATTGCTGCACCTCCGTTTGCATCGATCAAAGTACCCGCACCCGTATCATCTGGGTACAATTGTTCTGTTTCTGCAATAAGTCCCCCGCTACCGGAAGCGAACACGGTATCCTCTGTAAATTGAATGGCGACAAATACTCCCGAACCCGCACCGCAAGTCACGGCAGTTGTGCCGGTTACAAATATTGATCCGGCTTGTCCCATTGCTAAATTTTGTGCTTCGACAACTCCATATTCTCTCATTGACATATTGTTTCTCCTTTAATGCCTTACCGAGCCTGTCTGTCTCATGGGCATTTTGGTTTAAATTTTATTTATCGTCTTTTTTAGCCTTTTTTGGCTTTGGTTTGCTTCCGTCTGCATTACATTCTTCAAATCGTTCTTCAAGTGATTTCAAGTCATGTGTCTTTTCATCATACGCTACCACTACACCATTTGGCTTTTTAAAATATTTACTCATTTCAACTCCTTTGTAACGGGCGGGAATAAACCCGCCCATCACCATTATAGTTAGATAACTAACTAATTAAGAAACGTCACTCAAGATATAGACAGCATAACCGTCTTTAATCTCGACTTCCCCCCAGAATCCTGTTGCTACGTACTTTGTCATACGTTCTGATTCTTCTCTTTGTGTTGCGATCCGGAATAAACCTTCAGCACCAACACCAAGACCAACAGCACCTTTGGACAATGAAAAACCGGCTGCATCTCCGCCAGAACCAACATCTTCATTGATTTGGTCTGACCAATACACATTAAATCCGGCGATACTTCCAACATATCCTGTCTGGAAAGCTTCTTCGCCTTTTGATCCCATTATTCCAATTGGACGTGCGGTTGCAGTATCAGTTGTGCTTGAACCCGCAGTATCTAATGCGGTGTTATGTAGTAAGGAAATAATTCCTTTTCCACCCCAAACTTGTTTGGGTGAAAGCACTAACGAATAAGGCATAGGCGCACCGGCTGCTCTCATTTGCCGCATTGCACCAAATACATGAGAAAGAGCCAAAGAAGTACCCGCACCACATTCAGTTTGTGAGAATGCAGTTCCGAGAGCCGTTAGATCAGCATCAAGCTTTGCAGCTACGGCATTTCCGAGTGCCGGTCCGGCTTGGTTTGCAACATCATCGCCCGAACCCATTAATACTAAATCCGACACTTGGGATTCGATTACGTGTTCTGTGATTGTTGCAGTCCTTGCGGCTGTGGTTATTGCTACTGCGGTTGTCGCAGTTGCCTGTGTCGCAGCACTTACATTACTTGAAGTGAGTTTTGTCCAATCAGAGAATTGAACGTGGTTTGATCCTCTTGCAGCCTGTTTAACAGTTACAAGTGGGTACATCACGTTACTATGATTGAACGCTATAACTGCATCTCCGATGGTTCTTCCGAGTCCACCGGCAGCAGTTGAGGTATTAGTTAAAGCCATTGCTTAAACTCCCATTTAATCGTTTAAAAAATTCAGTCATTATACGGCTTCTTCAACTTCCCCGGTCCAAACCCACTAAACACACCGATACTGTCTGGTTTCTTGCCCTTTTGTACTCGCTCCCCACGTTCTTCGTGAATATCAAGATATTCATCATAAGTAACCGAAGAACCTTTGTAAGTACATTCAATGTCCTCCCCATTATCTACCTTCTTGTGATTGAGGTCATTGTTCGGATCAAGTTTTTCTTTAAAAATATCAGTTGCCATAACCGATCTTTATATCTCCAGACGTTTGTGGATTGTTGGCTTTCTTGTATCCATCGGGATCAACTGAAGCCCATTCCTCAAAGGAAGCATATCCACCTGTCGATGTTGGTTTTGAGTTATCAACCGAAGCCGGTGATGGATTCGTATTGACCTTTTCCACGTGGGCTTCCAATTTTTCAAGTGGTAACCCTTCATAAATAGCACGATCTTCTTCCGGTAACTTGGAGAGTAAAGAATCTCTTTTTGTCACCTGGTATTCATCAAAGGCATCCGCCTTCTTCTTCGCATCTTCATACTTGGAAGTCATTTCCGTCATGATCTTGTCGTATTCGCCTTTTTCTTCCATCTGTTTGAGTTTGCGAGATTCGGTTTCTTCTTGTGCATTCTTTTTTAAAGAATCAAGTTCGACCTTTAATGTGTTTTTTTCGTCCACCATTTCACTAAACCGTGCGTAAGGAACTTGGTTGACGGGCTGCTTTTCTTCACTTGCAGTATCAGCGGTGTCCTGTTTTACGTCTTGGACTTCGACTTGTTGTTCTTCCATTTTAACCTCTTGTTTGAGTTGTGTAAATCTTTTCTTTTTGTAATTCTTTTTCCATAAACTTTTCTAACGATTCAAATCGTATGCCATTGTCACCCTTAAAACCTAAAGTATGATCGTGTTCTCCTGTATAGATTTCTTCGGGGATGCCTTCTGGGAACGCTTCGCATTTAAAATCCCCCCTATAATGCAAACAATCTGGACATTGTAAACCAACAGGCATTAATTAAACTCCTTGAAATATCTGTTTAAATATTCAAGTATGCTTTTGGGAAGATCATTTTGTTCACCTCCGACATACATTGCAAAAGATTCTGCAAATAACTCCCTGTGATTGGTGTTTGCATATTCAGAAATATATTTGGATATATCGCCATCCTTTTTAAGTTTTTTAAATAAATCCTCCCACTCAATGTTCATTTTTTTAGCAAGGTCTAATTTTCTTTTTCCTTTTGCCCTTATGTTTGGTCCACCATCAAATAGATGTGTCCTAAAATTTCTTTGTGTTCCCCCAGAAAATTGCCCGTGTATAACGTGTCCCAATTCGTGATGCACCGTTGTCTTTACAACGCCTTTATAATCATTTCCAATTTGAACTGTCCATCTTTTTGCTTTTGTTTCGATTCTTTTTTCAACCGTTTTTATGGCACTTGAATACCTGGATATCGCACCAGAATCACCGGCTTCTTTTGCGGCTGCTAATCCCTTCTTCCACTTTACTACAAGTTTTTCACCCGATTTGCCATAATATTGAGTATTATCTTTCAGTATCTTTTCAAGTTCTTTTTTACTGTTAAAATATTTTGATTTAAAATTCAAGTGTCTTGGACTTGCGTTTGCCATTGCACTTGACCGTCCTTTAATTAAGCCTATCTTATAAAGTTTGTCCAAATTATATTCGCTTAAAATTTCAGACATACTCTTTGTCGCAACATTTAAAATATCTAAATCTTTCAAGGTTCTTATGTTCATCGATTTAGCAACATTTGATTGCATCCAATCAAGAGAATCTTTGACTGTTTTGTGTTTTCCCGCCATTTTAAAATTAATGGCTTTTGGTTTTACCATTTCTTTTTTAATCAACGGCTTATCAAGATTCTCGTCTTTATAATTCTCTGGCACTAACTGACATCTGCAATTGGTTGTGCATACACTAAAGCCAGAAGCGGGAAGTCCTATCGTTTCAAAGAACTCCATTGTTCCTGTTTCCCCGTGCCTTCCCTCACAATCAACGCATACCTTGTTGTCACCAACTGAAATCCATTTAAATTCTTGCACTCCCGCTTTTGTGAACGCACCGTTAGCACTATCATTAGAAGAAAATTCGACACCATTCTTGACGGTGTTCTTAATCTTGTTTCTGAATGTACCAAACAATTGACCGCCAGAATTGAGATCGTTTAACAATGTTTGTCTAATTGCGACATTAGACATACCCGATGCTCTCATTGTTACAACCAATTCTTCGATTGACAATGCAGCTTGAGAAGCCGATGCTGATATGTGATTTGCCATTGTAATCTGTATATTAGGCACGTCTTATTTGTCTTTCGATTTCCAATTCAAGCATCTTTACAATTCTTTTCTCTGTCGTTGTTGTGACACCAAACCATTCACGAACAGGAAGATTTCCCGCACCGAATTGATGAAATTCACCCACATCTGACATCGTTACGTTTGTTCCGGGATAGGTTTGTTTTCTTCCCGGATAAAGATTAACCTCTTGCTTTTGTTTTGTTGCTTTTTTTGTCACAAGATTTCTCATTTTGCCTGTATTAACCAACGTCTTTCCACTTGCTTTCTTTGAAGGCACTAATGCACCCTTTACTCCTTGACCTCTTTCTAATCTTTGAAAGTGATCTTCGTGAATAATCTCACCGGCACGATTTAATTCTTTGGTTAAATCCAATGTGATTTTATTTAAATCAAAATCTGTTGTTACAACTATTGCTTGTTTAGCCACTTTTCTTCAATACCTCTTTAGCAAATCTCTGTCCTTGCTTTGCACCTTTTTCAATCTCGTCCACGTGTTCGGTCAAGAACGATAATCCAAGATTCAACAGATACCCTTCCGTGTCCTTTAGCATTTCATCAATGTCTATTGACGGCAAGATATTGTCTGCATTTTGAATCACCTCGTCTTGAAGTTCATCAATCTTTGCAATATGATTAAGAACCAATTGTGCCAAGTCTTTTTAATCCTTCAAATTGTGGTTGTTCTGGTTGTTGTGCTTCTGCTTCTTGCTTCTTATTCTCATCCACTCTATTCATAAGAGCATCTAAATCTTCATCTGAAATATCTGGGTTAAAGTGTCTTATCAAGTCCGTTCTATCCATTAAACCTTTGTCAAGCATAAACTCAAGACGTGCAAACTCTTGTGCTTGATCTGTGGGAAATTCTACCTCTGCGAAGTCCACACCATAATTTTCACCCATATCTTTGCCCGTATGAACACGGATAATCTCACGATCCACTTGATACCTTTCATGTTCCCAATCTTTCCATATTGGTATGTCTGATATGCGAGATTCAAGGTTCTCCATTTCTAATATCCTCAATGCCGCACCGCTTGGTGCGTTGCCCGACTCATCCCACTTGATACGAAGATGGTTATTGATAGCCGTCTGATTGGCGAATGACTTACTTACTTCAATCATTTCTTTTAGTGAACCGGGATTGCCAACAAAAGAGAACGATGCACCCTCTGGCAATAATAACACACGATCAATTCCAAGCTTCATCTTGGTTGCTTCTTCGATACCCGTTGCCACAGGCTGTCCAAAAGCAAATCGTTCTGCCAAAGCAATCTCTGTATTCGCAATGCCTATCTGTACGGCTGCTCTTATCACATCCGATGCACTTGTACGATAATCAACAAACGTAACAGGCATTATGCCGTATGGATTGACGTTGTCGTTGTTCACTTGTATTGTTCGTCCCGCTTGGTCAAACTTCATGTGAATACCTGGTACGCCATCACGTGCTTCCGACCAGAATACGAATATCCGATTATTCTTTGCATCACGACCTACTTCATAAGACACACCGAACGGTTCTGATTCACCTTCAACGAAGTATCTTTTAAAGTATGGAATAATATCATAATCTAATTGGTCACGTCCCCACTTACTACGGAACGCCATTGATCCTGTTAGCCACGCCGTTTCATTGAACTCTCTTGCCTTTGTATCAAGATGATGTGCTATTTCCATATAATCATCTGCTTGTTCGCCTCCGACCATCCGCTTCGGTGGATTCTTGTATATCATATTCCTTGCACGTGCAAAACGAGGAACGATCTTCTGTGGAAAAGGCGGCACTTGTTGTAATGTGGAAGGGGAAAACCATTGTTCAATGTGCTGATCCACGTTTCGATGGTAATAAAAATCCAAAGCGGTTTCTCTTTCCGCATTCTCTTTTTCTTCAAATCCTTTTTGCGCCCGTCTAACCGACTCAAGCACAACCTTTTCTGAAAGGTCGGGTAACACTATATCATTAACTGTCATCATGCTTCAAACATCCAATTCTTATACATATTTGTACTCACTCTTTGAGTGTTAATCAATCTCTTTGCTTCCCTTTTAATTCTTTTATCCAGATATAAACCATACGCCCATAATCCAATAAACACGACATTCAATGCCACCGATAACCCAAATAAGAACGCTACCATGTGACACTCTCCATTATTCTTCGTCTTGCCGGGAACAATCTATTGATCCCATACCCGATTGCATCACTCGCATGGCTCTGGGTACTGTCTCGTTTATCAATATCGTTTCCGTGCCACACGTTTCGTTCAAAGTCCATGATTAAATTGGGACAGTTCTCACAAGAGAAGTTGTTATCACGTATCAACTTATTAACTGAATTGACACGTTCACGAACAGGTGGATTGGCTTTCGGTGCTGATATGGTATAACCTGGGTGCGACCTAATGATCTGATGGTCCGATGCCACCGCAGAAGAACGCCTTGCACTTCCCGAACTATCCGGATATACCTTCGCTTCCGGGTATCGCTTAACCAATTCTTCAACCATGTCATACGTTGTTGCGTTCTTTAGTCTTACTTCATCGAATACGTGTATCCAATTAGTCCCTATGTAGAATATCTCCGAACTCATTGCATCAACATTGAAGTCCATCGCAATACCAATTGGAAGGTTCTCGTTCTTTAGATCGGGACGTTTGATAACGTGCTTATCTCTGTCGAAGTCTTTATATACTCGACCTTGCGTAAGATTAACGAACTTACCATGCACATACGCTTCAATCTGTTCTTCTGAATATGCTTGTAATAAACTCTGCTTGTAATCGTCTGGTAAATGTGGATTGTCTAATGTAGAAGCCTGTATAACACCAATGTCAATGTCTGGATCATTGGCTAACGTGAATCCCCAATTCAATTGCTCTGGTGTTCCTGTTAGGAATATCTGTGATTTAGTGGCTTCTGGGTGTCTTACACGTGCAATCATTTGTTCAAAGACCTCACGCTTTTGTATAAATGGTTCATCTATAACCGCCCATCCAATGTTAGGTCCACGCAATGAATCGGGTTTGTCCCCAGAGCCGAGCCACAACTTTCCTCCCCAATTGTGAAAGATGAACTCGCTTCGTTGTTGGTTGTATGTGTAATCAATTGCAGCACGGTTACATAGTTCTTTCAGCGTTATAATTATTGTCTTGGTCGCTAACTGATGTGAAGGTGACACGTACATTCCCGGTATTGGACTGTTTAAATAACTCATGTACAGGGATTTCAATGCTCCGATATACGTCTTGCCCGATCCGTAACCGCCAATCAATAGGACAATCCTGTTGGGCATATCCCAGAATTGCCGTTGATGTTTGAGCATTCTGTCTTTCTTTATTGTGAAATTCACTCAATTACGATTTTATCTTTTCTAATACGTTGTTCCACATACTCTCTTGGTTTGCCTTCCACTCGGTTCATATACATTTCGGCAGCTTTAAGCGAACCGTTCTCTGCCATTCGTAAAATCTTGTCTAAAATCTTTTCTTTCCTCGTCTTGCCTTGATCGTCTGTTGCTTCTGCAAGTTCTTTGAATAAGTCTGACATTGCACCATTACGTCCATTTGGATTGCCAGATTCACCCGGCTTAAAGCGATTGCCTATCTTATTGCCCTTTACAAACTGCCCGTTCACCCCTCTGTTTGCCGTTTGTTCAGCCATTATTAACTAAAGCCATTACTAAAGGTTTATCTACCTTATCCATTAAATCTTTCACTTTATGTGAATCAATTTCATATACATCAAATTCTAACCTCCACGTGTGCGTTGTCTTTAAGTTCTTAATACCGACCAACTCTACGTTTAGTGTAACGCCTTCATTCTTATCCATATATAAATTATCGTATCATCTTTCCGGAAAGAGGTACGCCCATTATTCCTGTTTACCGCCTGTCTATCGTCTGATTTGCCAGAAATGCGGGTAGGGCAATAGGACACCCCTCTACTATATTAGGGCGATTTGAAGTATATTTTGAAGGTTTTACTTTAAAAAACTTTGAATTTTTTTGGAAGCATATTGGAAATGATATTGAGCATTACGAGGAGAATATCCTTTTATGTCACCTATTCCTGTAAATGAGAAGCCTTGTACAACGTGCATATAAAATACTTCTTTTTGTAGTTCCGTAAACTTATGCCAAGTCTTTTCTGTTGCTTCTGCGAATTTCATTTCATCTGAATCGTATTGGTCTTTACAATAAAAATATTCCGCTGCTAATTTGCATACGTTCAATCGTTTCCTTGCTTTTGTAGCCTGTTCCGCCGCTTCTTCGTTGTAACCCTGTTCCATTATTCTTTAAAAAAGAATCTGTATATCTCATTTGTAACTACAAATAATAATATTAATCCAAACGCCAATAGAACCACTCCAATACCCATTGATAAGATTGCACCGGCTAATTTGACGATTATTTCCATTAAAACGGAAGTTCGTCTGATTGTGCCTGGGTTTCTTTTGGCTTGTATTCGTTCTTGTATGCGTAATGTGTTGCACCCTTTTCAGATGGTTCACGTCTTTTGGCGACTGTTATGTTCACCCATCCGTTCTCTGCTATTGATTTTAATTCGTCTATACTAAACGCACAATTGAGTACGCTTCCCCCATTATCGAACTCTTTTTTAACGATCTTGCATTTATTAATATATTGTTTTTCTGGCATCTTTTTTCTCCCTTCTCTTTTTAGCTTTGTAATCGGCGATTTCTTTTCGTTTCTTCGCCTTGAGTTGTTTTCTTCTTTTTGCTTGTTTATTTGGCATAATTATTTGAGGGCAAACGGTTTGCCAACCTACCTAACCTTATTTTTTTAACTATATCCACGCCTAAACCTTATTTTATTCTGATTTAGGGTTATTTTCATTAAGATTATTTTCTTTGCCCTCTGTAAATATCTCCTCAAATAGTTTTCTTACTTCTTCAACGTGATCTTCACAAGAATATCCACGTGTAATTGTCTTGCCATTCTCTATATCGGTAAACTCAAATTCAGCACGTTTTAAACAAGAGCCGTCTTTACAGAAGTTTGGATATATTTTATTTACTTCCATCGTCCCTCAATTCAAACCAATTAGATATTTCGGTCACAGCACGAAGGTTTCCCATCTTCTTGGCTTTCCATTTAACGATTGTCTGGTGCATTAGACCAACTACCCTTTGTAATCTTCTTTTTTCTTCTGTTAATTCTTCGATCTCTTTTTTTCGACTGTCCAATCGATCCATTAGTTCTTTGTATTCTTTTTTCTTTAGAAACTTCATTTTGGCACACTTCTTATGTTGGTTTGTACTTGATTAGAGTTTTTCTTGTGTCTGATATATGGTGTTTTGCAGCCTTGACATCTATATACCGGGAATTGATTGGCTGTTGTGAAATAAATTGATTCAGTTTCGTCTATGTGTTCACATCCACAATTCGGGCATACGTCCATATCCATTAACACGCCCAGGTTCGGATGGTTTTTAATATAGGGACGTAGTTTTAAATAAACTTCTTCCAATCCCATTACATCGTGTCGGTTGTACTCTTGCATTTCGTCAAGTCGTGCTTGATTTCCGTGCATACAATCAACCCACAATTGAAACTCTGTTGAAAGTTTTTGTTCTAACTTAAAATGCTTTGTTAAAAAGTCCTGTTTATATGAAACAAAGGCAAATTCTTTTCGTGCCACCTTTAGCGTGTCAATGGTCCTATAAGGTGACGGTGGGATCATTTCATTATCAATAAATCGAGCATTTAGTTTTCTTATGTCGAACCTATCCCCATTGTGACCGATAACAATATCCGCTTCATCTAATAGTTTCCAGATTGACTCCAATATTCGCTTGTCGTTTCTTGCGACAGCTTCTTTGGGTGTAACAATGTCACTTTGTATTTGGTCATCAAAAAGCCACTTCGCCGCCCACGATAAAACGTACCAAGTCTTTTCGTTTCCGTTCTGGTCCTTAATGATGTTGGTGTGTGGAATGAATTGTTTATATAGTCCCCATACATAGACTTCCATTAATGATGTTTCTATGTCAAACAATAGAATCTTCGGCAAATCTATTTTTGGACAACCAATCGGTGTTTGATATTGTTTGTTGCAGCTTTTACAAAGCCACCGTTGCACATTGCTTTCAAAAGAGGGAGAATATCTGACTCCCTTTTTCTTACTATGTGTGGAACTACATTTTGGACATATTGCTCTCATGGTTTCCCTTTGGTATGTGTTCAAAGTTCAATTTGAAATTATGTTTCTCAATATCCGCATATTTTTCGGTTAGTAAATGTAAGTTTAAAAAGTGTGCCGCACCCATAAAATAGTACATCCATCTTTTTTGCTTTCTTATGTGTATAAAATGTGCCAATGCCTTTTTGCCTGTTGTCTTTTCATATATTACCATTGCAGATTGTGCAGATAAAGGTATTATTTCATCAATCCAAAATCCTTCACCATTAAAGTTATTGTCACGATCAGTATTAGAATAATTTTTTGCCGTAACTTCCGCCGCTTTTTTTAAACTGATTGCAACTTGTTTGTCCATCGATTCGTATTCCTTTTCGTTTGTATTATTATAATTCACGAATTTCATTTAACAATTCTTGTAATTCGTAATTCTTGAATTTTCGCACTTTCTTATGCCGCCTGTATAACTTGTCAAACTTCTTTTGTCCGAATTTGTTGATGTACCACTTGTAGTATTCATAAGGTTGGAAGGTGTGAGCAAAATTGTGTGACCAACATTGCGTATGACAGTTGCCGTCATTGGATATGTCAAACCGTGTTGAATGGTAACGCCGTGTGAATATATGACCATTCGTGAGGCGTTCTTCAGTACCGCATTGGACACATTGTCCATCTCGTTTTCTAATGTATTCTGATACGGCTTTATCAAGATTCTTTATTAATGTTTTTCGGCTTGGTTTTCTTGGCATAATTCTTTGAGTCGCTTTCCGATGATATAGGGGATTTGCGGGACAACTGCGTTTCCAAGACCTTTAAGTCTGTCCACCCGCTTGGATATCCCATGAGCCACTCTACCCACGTTGGGTTCAACTGACCAGAACCTACGACTGTCTGTAATGTTGCTCCGAATTTTACTCCCTTTGCTGATGTTCTGGAATTGTTTAATATGTTGATGCTCCCCGATTCCTTTCCCGTGTGTGGTCCTCTTGGTGTTGCTGACGGTGTCGGAAGCATCCTGTAAACCACTTCTTCTCTCAAGTTCCCCGATACCTTTCTTCCCGGTCGGCTTGGGTGATTCAATCTTTTCTCTTTGTCCATCGGCGGAAGATGATCCATTGTGTTCGGAGTAGGCAACAATCCAGATTCTTTTTCGCCTGTGCCACGCACCCACATCGTCTGCTCCCACAATTTGCCATTCCGCATCATACCCGATTTCGGCAAGATCGCTAATAACTCGTCCCCCCCCCCGAATAGTGAGCATTGGGACGTTCTCAATGAATGCGAATCTTGGTCGTAGTTCGCTAATAACACGATGCAACTCTGTCCAAAGACCAGACCTTTCACCTTCTATCCCCGCACCTTTCCCGGCGACCGAAATGTCTTGGCAAGGAAAACCACCGCTAATAATGTCCACTTTTTCAAGATTGTGAGAACCAACTTTGCGAACATCGGTAAATTTTTCAGTATGAGGAAACCGAACCGACAAGAGTTCCTGGCAATAGTCGTCAATTTCGACTTGCCATTTGGTTTCGATACCCGCCCACTCAAAACCAAGATCAATCCCGCCGATGCCGGTGAATAGACTTCCGTGTGTCATTTTCTTTTTCTACTGCTTTTATGTAATCTTCTTTTCTTTTCATTATCTCGCCTTCTGGCAATTGATTCACTATGGCTTTGAGCCATCTTCGTTTCAACGCATTTGCTCTCCAATTTATTGATTGCATTTCGGACAAGTTCTTCTTTTCTTTCCTATTGTTGGAAAATCCTCATAATATGAAAACGATTTCTTCGGTACTCCGCTTATTGGTTTCTGCCAAACCCTTTTACATTTATTGCAAACGCATATCCTGTCATCAATTGAGTCCATTCCTAAAATCTTATTTGATCTTTGATGTACTCTTGTTTTACCAGAGCCATTTGTATCTTCACCCGCAATAATTGATTCTAAAATATCCATAGATTTAATCTTTTAAGAACTTTAAAATTTCTACAATGTAAATGGCGGGAATTTTGGAGGAAAATTGTTTTTTTTCTTTTCTTCTTTTTTGTTCTTTTCTTTTTGCTTTTTATTTTTTTTCTTTGACATTATTATCTCCATTTTTAATTCCCCTTCGGAGTTGGCGACCAATCAACACCGCAACAACTTGAACTTTGTTTTATTTGATACTCATTTGGATAATGTGACCTTCCGCATTTAACGCAATATGCTTTAAATAGTCCGGTGGGTGTTTTCTTGAATTGATCTGCTAAAGGTTTGTGTTCTACCTTGTCGAATTGGTCATTGCGAAGCCAATTCCTAAATGCTGCGGAATAATTTTTGTAAGTCTTTCCTCTGGATAACATATAATCTTTCCACTTTTCGTATTCCACCTTCACATCTTTGTTCTTAAAATCCTTTTGCAATTCAGTTAATTGGATTTCAATTGATAACAATTGTGATTTTTTGCTCTCTTTATCCTTATCTTTAACC